ATATGATTTTCTACGCTGTTATGGATAAAAGAACCCCTCTCTGCAGCTTGATCTGCAGCGCCAGGGTTAGCCAGGTTCCAGTGCGCTAATTTTTTGCGAGTTTCTTCCGTCTGCGTGGCAGATAATACGCTTGTTACAGACGGAAGCGGTACATCAACTCCTTCGCATCTGTAATGCCGTAGCCCGTTTAATGTCAGTCGTGTTTGGGACACTTAAGGTGTGTCAACTTGGACACATCCTACTGCACTAAATCAGAACGACATGGCAAAAATACCGGGAGGAGGCAACTCATCGTCGTCATCATCGTCCTCATCGATCTCCTGGCCATACTCTTCTTCCTCTTCCTCACCGTCCACAAAGAATTCAGATTTTTGGTACTCGATATCTCGCGTACGGCTGTTTAGTTCTTCGGTGAGGCAAAGCCCTGCTGAATAACTCTCAACAATAACTCCCGCGCACTCTTCGGCAGAGCGTACCTGTCCCTCGGGGTCGACGCACTCCTGGAGCAACTGTTGTGATACCAGAAGGGCAATAAGTCGATCGAGTTTTTCATTGGTACGATCTAGCCTGTCGCACACAGCGCGTTGGAATTTGTCTAATTTACTTACCTGTGATGTCATTGAGGGGAGGGAGCGTTTGAGCTGCGTCCCAATTTACAGCGTAAGACACGTGTGTGCCATCCATCCAGCGATCCGGTTGCTGGAAGACAAACCAGCAGCTAGTTACGGAGTCGCGAGCGTTGCTCACCGAACTAAAACGAGGCCGTGGGGACAAGACCACCATGTTCGTGAGCTTGTTGGCAAGCAAGAAATTTCTACGCTTAGCGACAGGTTCTATAAACGACAGACGATCTAGAACGGCTATGCCTTCTGTAGCTACCTGAATCCCGTAGTCCAGGATGTATTCACTGTATTCACCAAGCCCGGTCGTGTTGGCGACCACCCAGTCGTAACCTATATCGCGGATGCTTGTCCACCAGATCGGGTTTACCAGATTGGACTCATCGCGGTTCGTCGTTACGGTGATGTTATGAGCCTGCAGTTGAGTAGTCAGTTGATCTTCGGGGTCGTACGGAACTAAAACTGAGCCCTGTATATACGTGTGTTTGATGAGCTGGTGGGTGACGCCTTCGGGGATGGTGTAAAACGATGCCATGTGTAAAACGGAAGAATGTGTGGAGCTTAGCAAACGACGACCTCAAGAACCGGTTCTGTGATTAAGGTTGATAAAACATCCCGTTTCACTATGGAACTCGATTGGATGAGTCAAGAACAGAAGTTCTTACATCAACGAGTCATGATGGACGCGAAGAAGTTGGATAAGGATGGGTTGATGCAGATTTTCGAGATGGTTCATAAGCAGTCGCTGATTAACAAGCGTTTGTTTTCGGCGTTGTCTAGCTGGTGCGCTCGTAATCATGTCATGTTGCCTGCGTTTGATGAGCTGTTAGAACAAAGACCTGTTGCCCATCCTGTTGAAAAGAGCTGAAACCGTAGCGGACTAAGTACTTAGCCAACGCTGCAGTCTTGTTGTTTCGCGGCAGGATCACCACGGGTTTGTCCGCCCGCGTGGCATTGAGGTATGTGCTGAAAAGATCGAGTGCGGCTTGGAGATATTTAAGAGGCCGCTTTTGCTTTTGATTGAGCACTGAGTTGCATCGTCTGTTACGGCGCCTCTTGTACCAATCGCAGTTAGCTCTCTTGGATTTGCTGATTGCTAGTCCGAGCAGTTCAGCGAAGCCCACGTCTTCGGTAAAAAGCGAAACCCATTGTGAGTCGATGCGGAGGTGATACGCGTTGATCTTTTTTCGCATAAAAAAAAGCGACCCCTGGCGGAGGTCGCTACCTTGGCTTCCTAATCAGGGTAGCTCAAAAATCAATCCCGAGTGCTTTTGCTTGCTCTTCCGTAAGCTCAACCTTCTTTCCCTTAGGTGAAGGAGGCTCGGCAGCAGCAATAGCTTTAGGTTCGGGAGCGGCGGAGGCGAATGTACGCTCAGCGGCTGGACCCCGCGTGGAGGCGAACTCTGCTTTGAGTGCCGCATGATCACTGCCTAACGGAAGCTCTATCAGATCAGCACCCGGGATGCTGCTCTTGAGCGCATTGGCTGCATGTTTTGTACCGTCACTGCCAAGCCACGCAGCAACGTCCTTCATTAGCTTTTCTTCCTCCTCGTTCTGAGCAGGGCGATCACTGAAGTCGAGACAGTTGAAGTTGATCTTGGCACCGTCAGCACCCGTCATCGGATCCCGCTCGTTAAAGGAACGAGTCACGAATTTGGTCGAGGTGATGACCGAAGCGCAGTTGATTCTGTTGTTGTACAGGGTTTGGAAGTAAGCGATGAAATTCTTCTGACTGGATTTGCCAGAGATCATCGAGGTGGTTACGCACCGTGGCGGCAGTAGCCGGTGGTTGGGAGACACACCGATGTAAGCGATACGCAGGAACTCTTCCTGGTTCCGCATACCAAGGTTGCCGAAGTACGGAGTGAAACCGATGAGAATAAACTCGATCGGAATACCGTTGTCGTTGCGGTCTACGATTGCGTTGTCGGGATCAACGTCAGATTTCCAACGACGAGCCTGAAGATCAATACGCAGAGTGTGAGGCGGAATGTTGCAGAGGATTTCGGATTCCGAAAAGTCGCCAGCGATAAACATGGTCAGCAGAAATCAGAGAGAGAAGTCGATCGAACCGAGAGCAGCAGCGGCTACTTTACCTTTTTCAGGATCGGCAGCCTTAGTAGGTGCTTTACGTGACGTTTTGGGCAGGTAAAGAACCTTATCCAGATTGTAGTTGAGGTAGGACTTGTCGTCCTTTTCAGAGGTTGAAACTTTGCCGACAGCGATCGTGGGAGTACCAGGAGCAAGTTCGGCGAGTTGGGCAGACAGCTCACCCCAGCCCGCCAACTTAAACCACGCGGTTTCTTGGTCTTCGGTTTGCCACGCAAGAGAACGATTGGTGACGGTGTTATCACCAATCTCAATTTCGTCAGCTTTGGGACCGAGGCCACCAGTTGCGACGAAGAGATTGATCGCAAGCAAATCTTGGAAGTTCTCTTCAGCTACCACGAGCATTGGTTGCATCTGCAGAACACCGTCTGGCGTTGGCCGCGTGGGACCAACAGCCAAGACCGTCTGCCCTTCCTCGAATTTGCTTAGGAGCTTGCCTACGTAGTGATCAGCTTTTTGAAGGAGCTGAACTTTCGTAGCGACCCGCTTCTCGTTGGATGGCAGGGACTCTGCAAGTACATTTACAGTTCCTTCATCTTCAGCGGCGGTCGCTGTGACCCTGAGGCCGAGGATAAAAACGTTCATGGTTCCGGTTTGGTTTGAGTGTCCGACCGCAGTCGAACCGCACTATGGTACCAGCGCCGGAGGGGTTTGGCGATTAAATCAAGCTACTTCTTGTAAGTGCCTGTAGATTGTTGCTCTGTGTACGTTTAAGATTTTAGCGATTTGATTTACGCTCGCTCCCTCTCGTCGCTGTGCCTTAAGAATTTCGATATCACCTGGCGATAGCTTGGAGTGCTTCGCCGTTTTGTAATCGAAGTGCAGCGGGTTGATGCAGTTTGGGTTGCCGCAGCGTGGCTTTGGGTAGTAGTTGTCCTTAGGGATATCTAAATATTGAAGAATCGAATAACGGACGTATATTCGTTTTCCGAATACGTAGAAACACGGCTGCTTGTTGCAGAACGAACCCTCCCATTCGAAGCATTCTTTGTAGTCGAAGTTATTGAAGGCTAAGTCACGAAATAACTTAGCCAACGGTGACTCATCGATGTGTTCGTAGCTTATTAAGTATTGCCTAGCGTCTACAGCTCTACAGATATCCACAGCTTGAGCTTGGACATGGGCTGTATCGTTTGATTGGACTGCGAGGGTTAACTTTTTGTTGTTGCGTTCAAGTTCAATTGAGTACTGATTCACTTCTTCTTCTTATCTTTTTTAGCTCTGTTGATGGCTTGCTCCAGAGCTTTCTGGGCCTTGTTACTCAGCTCAATGTTCCCCTTTTCTGCCTGTTTCAGAGCAGCTTTAGCTGAACTCACACCCCCCGTGGAGATTAGAGACGCAGCTGCGGTAGCTCCCATTTTGTTGGGGTCTCCCGCTGCAGCAGCAGCACCCCTAGCGCCTTGACCAGAGCCAGAAGAGATTCTTTGTTGCGCCACAGCTGCAACATTTTGTGCAGCTGCAGGTGCGGAAGCAGACGTCGGAGCTACATATGTGCCACGTTCAGTCGTGGAAGGAACTAACCCGCTAGATGCTTGTCTGACAGTTGTGTCAAGGTTACTAGGTCTTCTGGACCAAGTAGGTGTCGCTCCTGCACCTGTTGGCTGAGCGACAGGGGCGGTCGTATCAGGTGCGCCTCCTACTTCTTCTTGTTGTTGTGCACCTGCTTGCGGAGTACCCATGGATTGAGCTGCGTTTTGGATGCTACTCAAAATACTTTCACCTTTAGCTAAAAGGCTTTCGAAAGGTGAGTAATCAAACTGAGGCATCGCTACCGACGAAGCTGACTGACTTAATCCTGCTGTCGAAGCGGGTTCTTCTTTTGCTACCGCACCTGAGTAACCGAGGCGACTACCTCTTCCCTGAGGTCCAGTAGCTCCGACTTGAAGATTAAATGGAGCGGCGTAAGTCAGTCGACCAGACAGATTGTATTTTTGAAGTTCGGAACCTGGGATAGTATCGTCTTCAACCGGAGTAAGCCCAGCCACTCCCGGCGTGGCGGCAGGAGTCTCTTCATCAGGTTTTTCTACTTCCTCCGCTGCTGTGCCGGTAGTAGCTGTCGTTCCTCCTAGATCAAGCTCCGGAAATAGTTGGGCGAGTGTACTCCGAGATACCCCAGCCTCTGGACTCACGCCGAAGGACGATCCCGCTATATCGAAACCGTAAGAGGGACGACGACGTACAGCCACGCGACTAAAACCTATCTTCTATGATCGTAGCAAGTTTTCAGAGCCTTAGTAAATTACTAAGATTTACTTGACTTCTTCAAAAAATCTACGAAGGTAGTGACCTTTCTTCACCACCATATCAAGTGTCTTGAGTTTAAATAAAGCGTCTTCATAGGTTTTAAATATCTCAGCTTTCTTCCTGTCCTTCTGGTACTGAACGAGGGTTGAATCTTCGATAGCTTTTTCGACAAACTCCCCGCGTGGGCTCAGGATCACCCAGACCTCTTGGAACTTTAAGTGAGGGCGCGAGGACATCTCCTCCTCGGTGTAGAGGGCTTTTACTCTCGCTATCTTAGTGG